GTTGGTGGCGGAGGTGGCGGTGGTGGCGGAGCATCTGGCTCTCGTGGTTCCTCTATTGGCGCACCCGTTGGTCGTTCTTCCGGCACTCAAGCAAAGGGTAACGCCCCCTCTGGTAACAAAACTGTTGTGGGCGGAGGCGGAGGTGGTGGCGGCGGCTCTACTGGATCTCGCGGCTCCTCAACTGTGAAGCCTGCGCCCATTGAATCTGGCAAAAGATTCGGCCCCATGTCTCCTGATGTTCAGGACATGCGTAAGTGGCAGGGTCCTCCTGATCCGCAAGCTGCGTATGAAAAGGCAATGATTGATTATGGGCAGAGGATGAGTGAAATGAGTAGGTTGCAGGACCAGCGAGACCTCTCTGAGGTTTCTGGTTATCTTTCTCCTACCGGAGCCCATTATGGCCCAACCCGCGCCCAGCTTGGGCGTGAAATTGACACAATGCGGCAGAACATGGCCAATGCAATGTCTCTTCGCGACAAGAATGCTGATCGTCGGAGGACGCCCGATCCAAGTGCTGCTCCCTTCCGGCAAGAAGTTTCCGGGATGCTGCCAGCTTCAAGGCTTCCATCTCAGGCAAGCAGATCCACCTCTGGCCCTGTCAACAGGCTTTCTGGCAATCAAGCTTTCCAGAACAGAATGGCTGCTGAAAGTGTGAAGAACAGAACAGATGTAAAAACGTCCGGACCCCGCACAAGAGGCGAAGAAGGACCTATGTTTAAACGTGGCGGGGTTGTCCGCAGAAAGAAAACAGGAAAATAATATGGCTGACAAACGCACCTTTAGCGACCGCAAGTATGATAAGCGCGTCCTCTACAAGCCGAGCCCCGAATCAAAGGAAATGGTAGAGAAATACGTTGCTCCTGCCGTCCTTGCGGGCATGAGCCTTATCCCGGTTGGCGGCGGTGCCGTAGGTGCAATGAGCCGTCTTTCAAAAGTCAGGCGTGCGGCCCCCGCTGTTGCCAAGGCCGAGAAGGTTTCGCAGTCTGGCGCTCGTCGCTACTCGGATGTGAATAGGGCCGATAAAATCACAAAGATGAAGGATCGCAAGGGTGTTGAGCGCCGTGATCCGATGGAACCCCGTGCGGCTTCCTCCTCTGAAAAAGGCTCTCAGTCTGGCGTTCGTCGTTATTCTGCCGTAGACAGTGCCAACAAAACTACAAGGATGAAGGATCGCAAGGGCGTAGAGCGCAAGGAGCAGAGGCCCGCAGGCAGGTCTATTATCCCTTCTGTTCGTGGCGGTGGCCCTGCTAAACGTCAGGGTTCTTCGGCACCCTCTATGGCGAGCACCGCTCAGTCCACCAAGGGCGCTGAGCTTTCTTCTATGTACATGCGGAACCCCACTCAGCGTGCCTATGATGCCTCGACATCCCCCAGAGGCGGTGGCCCGGAGAAGCGTCAGGGCTCTTCTGCCCCCTCTATGGCAAAGGCACCCATTCCGAAGGCAAAGCCTGCCAGCCTGAAAAAGAAGGCAGAGAAGCGTAAGCCTGAAAAGAAGTCCAAGACCCGCATCGCTTTTGAAAAGGAATTCGCTGCCGCTCGTAAGAAGGGCAAGAAGAAGTTCGCTTCGAAGCTGGGCAAGTACGGCACATACTCCACAAAGCTTAAGTAAACAAAGCAGCAACCTTTAATTTAAAACCCCGCAGGTTATGCTTGCGGGGTTTTTTTATTTGACACGAAGTTCTTTGGGTGTCAGAACGCAACATGTACCAGAAAGGATATTAATTTGTTCACAAGACTTGAACCACCAATGCCAGTCAACACAGTAAGGGGAGACGGTTATGCTTTTGCAGTTATTGATTATAGCTTCGAATCGGATCTTATCTGGGTCGTGGCACTCGATGAAAGCCGGGAGATCTGGTGCATCCCGAACGCTGAAGTGAGGATGCAGAAGAACTGGACAGCCGGGAGAAGGGATTGACCAATGATAAAGGTAGTGAAACAAACAGAGGAGATTACATGTAACCGCTGTGGTTATCAGGATGTCTGGATTCCTGAAACCCCGGACTACATAAAATGGGAGTGGGGTGAGTTTACCCAAGGTAATGAAAATAGCGGTTATAAGAAGATCATCATGGACATATGCCCGAAATGCACGAGGGAAGTGAAGAGTTGGATAAGGAACGGACGATGAAGAAATATATCGCTGCGCTGGCCTTCGGGGTCGTGATTTTTTCAACCCCGGCACTCGCTGGTAATGTGCGGGACATGGTTGCCGCAGAGGCCCGTAGACAGGGTGTGCCTGTGGGTTTGGCGGTTGCAATCGCGAAGGCTGAAAGCAATTTTAAGTGCAGTGCCGTGGGAAGAGCGGGGGAACGTGGTGTGATGCAAATCAAACCCCGTACCGCCCGTGGATTGGGATACAGGGGTTCAGCTTCTGGTTTAAACAATTGCGCTGTTGGCATCCGCTACGGTATGATCTACCTCAAGCAGGCCTATAGGAAGGCTGGCGGCAACATTTACCGCGCTGCCCTCCTGTATAATGCGGGGATTCATTCAAAGAGAAAGAACAGTGCCTATGCCAAAAAAATATCGGGAACCGTTGGACAAAAGTGATATCCTGCGACAGCTTGACGCAGATAATGTCGATTCTTCGATGATTTTAGTTGTGACAAATGAAGGGGACCGGATATATATGCACCCATTCGAGAACGACCTTTCGGCACTCGAATTTCTTGAACTCCTGACCAACGGGTTCCGGAATGATCTCATTGAAAAAGCTCTGAAGAGGATGGTGAATTGAATAAAGTTGACAATGAACAGGGTCTCGCTTACTGGGCAAACAATGCCAAGAAGGGCGAAAAGGCCTTGTATTATGAAGGCCTTCTTATGATGGACCGTAACCGTTATTTCCTCAACGGTGGTCTTGTCGGTGGTGAGCCAGAAAAGATCCGGGCCGCGAATTTCGCTTGGCGCTTGTATGAAGACGGTGTGATTAACCTCATCCAGAAGAAGAATAAGGCCTATTCCTATGACTACATCGCCATCAAGCGATAACGCGGTAGTTCTCGAAACCCGGTATGTGTGGGCCTCCACCATCCAAGAAGCCATGACAAAGGCTCAAGGGATGGTTGGCTGGAAGATCCAAGGTCATCCGGCACCCATGACTTGGAACGGCCAGTACGGCACTGGTGTATCAATAACAAGGATAAATGATGTCTAATTCAGAACTTCGTGTTGATATTTCGAAGCTTCGGGGGAAGAAGGTGATGATCGCCACCCCGATGTATGGCGGCATGGGCAATACCCTGTTTTTCTCAAGTGTCTTGCAGTTGCAATCAGTAATGATCGCGAACGGGATGCAGCTTCATCATTGCTTTATGATGAATGAAAGCCTGATCGACCGCGCCCGCAACGGCTTGGTTTATGACTACCTCACAAAGAGCGATGCTGATTATCTTCTTTTTGTGGATGCCGATATCCAGTTCCGCCCCGAAGATGTATTGGCTATGATGTCTTTTGAGAAGGAACTGATCTGCGGTCCTTATCCCAAGAAACATGTAAACTGGCCAGTCATTATCGAGGCTGTGAAAAGTGGGATTGAAGACCCCGCAACCCTCGAAAAGCTTGTCGGTGAGTATGTCTTCACACCGCTTAACGCCGACACCAAGATGGGGAAGATCATCAAGGTGTCAGAGGCTGGCACTGGCATGATGCTCATACACCGCTCTGTTTTTGCCAAGATGAAAGAGAAGTTCCCCGAAAACTATTATGTCTCTGATGATTCGAGGGTGCAGATCTCCGGGGAAAAGCGTGAGATGCACGCCTACTTCCGGACGGCAATTGTCGATAACAGATATCTTTCAGAAGACTATTATTTCTGCCACAAGTGGCGGGAGATCGGTGGGGATGTGTGGCTCTTTCCTTGGAGTCAATGTACCCACTACGGCACTTATGGGTTCCAAGGATCTGTTGGTCATCTTGTCGATGCTTTGAGGAAGATCAGTGAAAAGAAATCTTGAGGAAGAAATGGCCGCTGCTCTTGATGGGCAGTTCTTCTGGGAAAAAACCACGAAGTATGAAGACGCCAACACTGGATACATGGCAGAGATAAGGAGGGTCCAGAGAAAGTTTGCCAAGCCAGCACCAAAGCCCACGCCTATCTATGTGCCGTATATTGGCAAGGTGAAAACTGTTGACAAGCGCATTGAAGCCCTAAAGAAGATGCCGGATGAGTTCGAGAAGCTTCATGATGCTATCGCTGATCTCTACGGGATTTCAAAAAGGGAATTGGAAGGCGAAGGACCCCGCACAAAAACCTTTCCGGCCTACGTTCATTATGTGTGGTCTGCGGTAAGATACAATCCAAACGTAACGGTTGCAGAGATTGGCAAGAAAATCGGACGCCACCACAGCACCGTTATCTACCACAGAAACCACTTCGAGAGCAAAAAGCACCTATATCTTGACAACATCAAGATAATCGATGATATCTTCGATTATAAAGGGCCCGTTTAGTTAAGTGGCATAACATCGGTTTTGTAATCCGAGGTTGGGAGTTCGATTCTCTCAACGGGCACCATATAATTGGCGTATGAATTACGCCGAATTGATTGAAAAAATCCCCGAAAACGAGAAGCCGGAAATCCTCCGGCTTCTTCGCTTGTTGGATGAGGCAAAGCAGCGGGAAGCCGCTCAAGACAACTATCTTGACTTCGTAAAGCTCATGTGGCCCGGTTTTATATCGGGGCGGCACCACAAAATCATGGCAGAAGCCTTCGAGCGGGTGGCCAGAGGTGAGCTTAAGCGGCTCATCATCAATATGCCACCCCGCCACACCAAGTCTGAGTTTGCCTCATACCTCCTGCCAGCTTGGTTCCTTGGGAAATACCCAAACAAGAAGATCATCCAAACTGCCCATACAGCAGAGCTTGCGGTCGGATTCGGTCGGAAGGTGAGAAATCTCGTCGGCTCTGATGATTATCAAAAGATGTTTGGTGGCGTTGGGCTCCAGTCCGACTCGAAGGCCGCAGGCAGGTGGTCAACCAATAAGGGTGGTGAATACTTCGCTATCGGTGTGGGCGGTGCCGTGACGGGTAAGGGTGCCGATCTTCTGATTATCGATGACCCCCACTCCGAACAGGAAGCCATGATGGGCCAGTTCGATGTGTCGGTCTATGATAAGGTGTTTGAGTGGTATAGTTCTGGCCCCCGCCAGCGCCTACAGCCGGGTGGGGCCATTGTGATTGTCATGACCCGCTGGGCCAAAAGAGATCTCACAGGGCAGATTATCGATGCCTCAGTGAAGAAGGAGGGCTCAAGCGAGTGGGAGGTTATCGAACTCCCGGCAATCATGCCTTCTGGAGACCCTCTCTGGCCTGAATTTTGGTCCATAGACGAGCTTCAGAAGCTTAAAATCGAACTCCCGATCTCCAAGTGGGCGGCACAATACCAGCAAGATCCCACCTCTGAGGAAGGCGCTCTGATCAAGAGAGATTGGTGGAACATCTGGGAGGCAGATAAAGCCCCAAGTTGTAGTGCCGTGATTGTGGCTATGGACACTGCGTTCTCCAAAACAGAGCGCTCAGACTACTCCGCATGTGTGTGTTTCGGGGTTTTTGACCATCCAAACTCAGTGGGGAAACCCATTCCTAATCTTATCTTGCTTGATGCTTGGAAAGATAAACTGGAATTCCCGGAACTTAAGGCCACAACAGTACAGTATTACAAAGATTGGCAACCGGACATGTTTATTGTCGAAAAGAAGGCATCCGGAGCACCTCTGATTGCAGAACTCCGCAATGCTGGTATACCTGTGCAGGAATTCACCCCGACTCGGGCTACCGGAGACAAGATCGTTCGTGTAAACAGCATCACAGACATATTTGCATCTGGGGTTGTGTGGGCTCCGGATGAGCAATTTGCGATTGATGTGGTGGAGGAATGTGCGGCGTTTCCGTCTGGAGACCATGATGACTTCGTGGACGCCGTTACAATGGCCCTTATGCGGTTCAGGCAGGGTGGCTTTGCCATACCCACCGACGAAGATGATATTATTGAAACCCCGAAATTCCGCAAAGAACCCTATTACTGATACAATAGAGCAAATTGAGAAAGAAAAAGATGGCTGAGCCCTATATCCCGATTTCTCCGGAAACGCCTCCGATCAATGTTGAGATTCCTGAAGAAAATCTCGGCCCGAACATCACTCCTATGGAGGATGGCGGCGTTACTGTGGATTTTGGAGGTGTTTCGCCTGAGATTCAGCCTCCCGAAGATCACGCAGCGAATCTCGCTGAGATCATGGATGACTCCGATCTCGACGCAATTGCTGGCGATCTTATTTCAAGCTTCGAAGACGATTTAGACACCCGGGCAGACTGGGAAAAGGCCTATATTCAGGGTCTGGATCTCCTTGGTTTGAAGATTGAAGAGCGCACAATGCCTTGGCCGGGTGCCTGTGGTGTGTATCATCCCGTCCTCACTGAGGCCGTTATCCGGTTCCAAGCCCAAACTATTATGGAGGTTTTCCCCTCTCAAGGCCCCGTCCGGACTAAGATTGTTGGGAAGTCGAATGAAGAACTCCTGAAGCAGGCCCACCGCGTTCAGGAAGAGATGAATTTCATCGTCACGGAGAAGATGACCGACTACAGGTCCGAGACTGAGCAGCTTCTGTTCCGCCTCCCGCTTGCTGGTTCCGCCTTCCGCAAAGTCTACTACAACACAATCAACGACCGCCCCGCAGCAGTTTTTGTGCCTGCTGAGGACTTCGTTGTTGCCTACGGCACTACAGATCTCGCCGCTTGCCCGCGCTACACCCATGTAACGCGAACTTATCCGAATGAACTTCGGAAGCTACAGGTTAGTGGTTTTTACCGGGACATTGATATTCCCGTTCCTTCTCCAGACTACTCTAGCCTTCAAAAGAAGTATGACAAGGTAAAGGGCGAGACCCCATCTTTCACAGACGACACCCGGCACACAATCCTTGAGATGTGTGTTGACCTTGATCTTCCGGGTTTTGAAAACCCCGATGGTATCGAACTCCCCTATGTTGTTACTATCGAAAAATCCAGCCGCGAAGTTCTCGCAATCCGCCGTAACTGGCGGGAAGGAGACCCCGCATTTGAGAAGAGGCAATATTTTGTCCATTATCAGTACCTTCCGGGCCTCGGTTTCTACGGCACTGGGCTCATTCACCTTATTGGGGGAATCGCTAAAAGCGCCACTTCAATCCTCCGCCAACTTGTTGATGCTGGCACTCTGTCAAACCTACCGGGAGGACTTAAGGCACGCGGACTCCGGATCAAAGGAGATGACAACCCGATCATGCCGGGAGAATTCCGGGACGTAGACGTTGCTTCTGGCAATATCCGGGACTCGATCACCTTCCTCCCCTACAAAGAACCTTCGAGCGTTCTTTACCAGCTTCTCGGAAACCTTGTTGACGAAGGCCGTAGAATTGGCTCCATTGCTGAGATGGATATCGGGGATTCAAACCCCGAAGCTCCTGTCGGCACCACCCTAGCCCTCCTTGAGCGGTCCATGAAGGTGATGTCTGCCGTGCAGGCTCGCGTTCACGACTCACTTGGCAAAGAGTTTAAACTTATTGCTGAGGTTGTGAAGGAGTATATGGGTCCAGATTATGAGTATGCTGCGTCAGATGACCAGAACACCCCTGTAAGTCGGGGTCAGGACTTTGATGACCGGGTTGATATCATTCCTGTGTCGGACCCGAACGCCTCTACAATGGCCCAGAAGGTCATGCAGTATCAGGCGGCGATGCAGCTTGCCCAGAATGCACCCCCGGGCATGTACAACATGGAACTTCTCCACAGGCAGATGCTCCATGCTCT